CACGTTATTTGTTAATGGGAAAGAAATAGGAAAATATGATTCATTTGGGCGGGCTAAAAAGGCACTCAAAACATCGTTGCCAGAAGCAGAGTACAACGGTAAAGACGTAGAACTTAACAAGCCTAAGCGAGGCGGCAGTAAGAAGTACTATGTGTATGTTAAGAATCCTAAAACAGGCAGAGTTAAGAAAATTTCATTTGGTGATGTAACAGGATTACGCACTAAGTCTGGTAATAAGAAAAGAGCAAAATCATTTGCAGCAAGACACAATTGCGAAAAGAAAAATGACAAAATGAAAGCCGGATATTGGGCCTGTAGACTACCACGTTACGGCTTAGTTAAAGGCGGTAAATGGTGGTAAGTATGGGCGATAGGCCATATTTAGACACACACAAAAGTCCACATAACTTCACAAGAGTTTTCCCACAAACAGTAAACACTGAAGATCTAGAATGGCACCGCGATTACTACAATAGAACTGTCACAGTTATCAGCGGTAGCAAATGGAAATTCCAGCATGACAATGATATACCGTTTGAACTCACAGAAGGTATGACATTTCAAATCAAAGCAGGTGAATACCACAGATTGATCAAAGGATCCGGTCAACTCATGGTAGAAATCGTAGAACACCCTTAATTGTAATAAATTGTAACATATGCTCTGATACTTAGCATAGGCTAATCCTATGCTAATAAATATTTATATAGCATTAGTCTATAATTATATCAGAGGATTCTACGATGAGATTTACTTCTAATTTTTTAATATCCATGGGATTAGCATTATTGTTTATGCCTCCCGCAAACGCACAAACATACACAGATGATGTAGCAGAAATCATCAATAATAACTGTGTAACTTGCCACCGTCCTGGTGGTGTAGGCCCAATGAGTTTTGAAACCTATGAGCAGGTAAGACCCTGGGCTCCTCTTATTCAAATGCGAGTTGCAAATAGAGAGATGCCTCCCTATGCGTATGACCACGGCATAGGCATTCAAGACATTGAGGGCGATTGGCGACTCTCCCAAGAACAGATTGATACTGTTGTAGCCTGGGTAAACGCAGGTTCGCCTTACGGTGATACCGACGTTGTTCCTCAGATTCCTGAAATGCCTGATCCAAACGAATGGAAGTTTGCACCTTTATTCGGACAACCTACAACGATTGTAGCATCAAGTCCGTATGACATTCCTGCGAATGGAAATGACTTGTGGAGTAAGGAGATTGTTGAATCAGGTGTCACAGAAAATCGCTGTATCAAAGCAGTACAAGTAAAACCCAGAGGTGATGCTGCAGCAGTAGTACACCACGCTAACAGCAGCTTTCTCACAGAGCAAGGCAGAGAAGGTATGCTCACCGAATATGCTATGGGCAAGTGGGGAGAGATTGTACCCGAAGGAGTTTGTCGTACATTTCCAGCAAACGCAAAAGTATCGTGGGACATTCATATGTTCCCAGGCGGTGTAGGTGCAACTGCTGAAGGTGCGATGATTGAGGACAATGTAGTAGAGATTGGCATTTGGTTCCACGATGAAGAAACAAGTAAAGACTTAAGATTCAAACAAGACTTGTCACTATATCGTTTAGGTAATCAAGATGATATTGCTATTCCTCCTCATGGTTACTATATGACTCAAGGGTTTCATAGTTTCGACCATCCTGTGCGTTTGGATAGTTTCCAACCACACGGTCACTTGAGAATGAACGCAGCATCGCTTGAAATTTTCTACCCGGAAACAGGTAGAACAGAACCTGTAAGTCAAATCTCAAATTGGTCAGCAACTTGGCATCACAGTCATTTGTATGCACAAGATGTTGCACCGTTAATCCCAGCCGGAGCAGTCATAGTTCTTAAACAGTGGTATGACAATACGGCTAATAACCCAAACAATCCAGACCCTGATATGTGGGTAGTAGGAGGTAGTCGTACAGGTGATGAGATGACTCACGCTTGGTTAGCCATTACACACTTAGATGAAGAGGAATATGAAAGATTAGTGGAGGAAAGAAATGCAAAAACTATTATTGCTAGCGCTAACGATTAGCACAGCAGCATTTGCTCAAGATTATGCTGATGATGTAGCTCCTATTCTCATTGAACAATGCCAGGCTTGCCACAGGGAAGGCGGCATAGCGCCTTGGGCTATGAGCAATTATCAAATTGTTCAAGGCTTTGCTCCTGTGATGAGAGAAGCTATTCTAACTAAACAAATGCCGCCTGGTCAGATTGATCGTAAATATGCAGGCGTTATTGAAAATCACAGAACTCTTAGCGAACGTGAAATTGAAACATTGGTGAGCTGGATTGATGCAGGTGCACCTGTTAATGGTGACAGAGATCCGTTGACGGAAACTGTATACTCTACAAGTGAATGGGTTAACGGTGAACCAGATATGATTATAGAAGTGCCTCCTCAAGAGATACCTGCTGTCGGTACTCTCGGTCCTAATGCTATTCCTTATCGTTATACCAGCGTAGATTTGGGATTAACAGAGGACAAGTGGTTACGTGGTTCAGAATTTCTACCATCAGAACCCACTGTCATGCACCATATGCTCAACACTGTATCACTGCCAGGTGAACGCAATATGAACTTGCTTGGCACATCAGGCGAAGGCCAAGGCAACATGGACTACGCACAAATCAGTGCTTATGTTCCTGGAGGCACACCTGACTTTTATGATGAGAACACTGGCGGTTTGCTACGTGCAGGTAGTATTGTAAACTTACAACTACACTATACACCAGACGGCACAGCACGTACTGACAAAGCACGTATTGGATTGTACTTCCATGACGAGGGTGTTGTGCCAGAGGAAAGAATGGCAGGAGACTGTGCTTGTATCTTTCCTAACACATGGACAAACATTCCTCCATACGATCCAAACTTTATACAGACAGCAGAAATCACATTACAGAACGATATAAACTTACATACTTTTTTACCTCATATGCACTTTAGAGGTAAGAGTATGAGAGCAACAGCATACTATCCTGACGGCACTTGGGAAGAACTTATTGACATCCCACGTTATGAGTATGCTTGGCAACTGTCATACACATGGAAAGAACCTAAGTTTATACCTAAAGGAACACGATTGTTTGTTGAGGGCGCATTTGACAATTCAGCAGACAATCCAATGAATCCAGATCCAAGCAGAAGTGTTCCTTGGGGACAGATGAGCGAGGATGAAATGTTCTTTGGAGCATTTACTTGGAAGAACTTGTAAGTGTACGGTGGCCTTCCTTTATTTCTGACATTTTGTATGATCCTTATCGTTGTCGATACGGCCATACACGTAATGATTCAGATGTATTTCGAAGGCCACCCTGCATTTAATGCTTGACAAGTCTTAAAATATCGTTTATTATATATAGTACGGAAAGTAGCACTATACGTTACTTTCCTATACACACCAGTATACAACCAACGATTAAAAATGCCCACAAGGCAAGGACTTGAAAAGAAAATGAGAAAGCGCGACTACACCTTAGCAGCAGTACAGTCTTTAACAACCGTATTTTTAGCATTTGCTCTACCAGCAGTTATTATATATGCTAACAGCGGTTTCTAAATTAGCAATAATTTATATTCTGTTTTGTATCCATTTATCTGTAAACAATGACTTTGTACCTAGACTTACAGGTATTATAAATAGTAGATACAACCAAGGTAACTACTATGGCATACACCCCCACAGCTAATATATCAGAAGCTACATTTGATGCAGGCAACCCTGGTGAACTTGATTACTTAAAACCCAATGGGTTTCGTTTTCAGGTTCACAACCTGCCAAATGTTTCTTTCTTTTGTCAATCAGCAAACATACCTGACATTACTTTAGGTGAGGCTCAGGTACAAACCCCACTAGTAGATTACTTTCAACCAGGCGAAAAGCTAACTTTTGGTACGCTGAATATTCGTTTTCTTATTCAGGAAAACATGGCTAACTATTCAGAGTTATATAACTGGCTAAGAGGCATGGGTAATCCTGAAACCACAGAAGAATACACAAACTATTTACAGAAACAACTGTATAGATTCCCAGGCAAAAATACAGCAACTACTATTGAAGGATTGTTTAGTGATGCAAGTTTGTTTGTATTAGACTCAAACGACAATCCTTCAATAGAGATAGTATTTCAGGACGCTTTTCCTACAGCATTAAGTGGATTAGATTTTGATTTGACTGACTCAGAGTATTTCATAGGGCTAGCATCATTTAGGTACAGACAGTATAAGATAAACTCGTTATAAATATTATTATATTATTATAGGTATATTATGATTACATTGAATGAACTGCAAGAGGAATGGAAGTCCGATTGCAAGATTGATGAACTAAATCTAGGCAGTGAATCTGCAAAGACACCTGAACTCCACTCTAAATATCTAAACCATCTTACTACTTTCAAGCTACAGCTACGTAAATACGAAGCACAAATGCTATCCCTACGCAGAATTAAGAGTAGATATTTTAGAGGTGAACTGAGTAAAGAAGAACTAAATGATTTAGGTTGGGAGCAATACTTAGGCAACCAGCCACTGAAACAAGAAATGCAAGAAGTATTAGACAGCGATCCTGATGTTATAAAAATCATGGATAAAGTAGAGTATATACGTGCTTGCTTGTATCAGTGTGAGTATATAATGAAGTCACTAAATAGTAGAACATGGGACATAAAAAATACTATTGAATGGACAAAGTTTAGTAACGGATTGATGTGATAAAAGTCAGCAAGAAAAATGAAGTACATCTTAAGATAGAAACAGAGCCAGGTATATCACAAGAGCTTAATGATTTCTTTACTTTTGAAGTACCCGGTGCTCGTTTCATGCCACTGTATCGTAGTCGTATGTGGGATGGTAAAGCACGTTTGTATAATATGTATAGGCAAGAGCTGTATGTAGGCCTTCTGCCATACTTAAAAGAGTTTGCTGACACTTTAGAATATCCGCTAGAGATAAACATAGAGGACATAGGCGATCCTCTTTCAGTGCAATACGTAGAGAACTTTGCTAAGAATCTAAAACTGCAAAGTGGAGGCAAAGACATTGAAATCCGAGACTATCAGGTCGAAGCTGTCAAGCATGCTATCAACAACGGTAGAGCTCTTCTCCTGTCTCCTACTGCATCCGGTAAGTCACTTATCATTTATAACCTTATTCGCTATCATCAGCATCTCAACCGAAAGCAACTCATTATCGTTCCAACAACCTCTCTCGTTGAACAAATGTAT